CCCTCCTGAAAGGGGGAGAGATGAAAAGCCTATTAAAGCTCCACCTCACCGTACTCGCAGATGCGGGTGCGCTGTGCCACATTGATACCACACGTGATGCTGAAAGCCTCACGAGTCGGTACGAACACGAGGGTGATACGTTTCTTACTATCACCTTACCAACACTAGCGAAGGATCTCGAAAGAGCCCTAGCAGATGGTGATTGGCCGAGTTCAAACCCGCGTTTTATTAAGCGGGCAGGGCTCCCTGTTTTGTTTCAGGGTTTCCTAACTCAAGTGTTCGACGACAAGGGTCATCTTCTCGACTCGCCTGATGCATCATGCATCTGGGCGGTACGTCAGATTTGCTATCTGACGCATAAAGTTGAGCGACCGGTCAGCCCTGAAAAGCTGGCTTCCGCGCTCGATAACTTTATCGAGACTGACGATGCCTTGGACGACCATTTCCTTCGCAATAGCAAGGACATGCCCTGGAAGGAGTTCCAGGGAATGGTCAACAAGGTGTACGGGTCATTGTTCGACACTCTCGAGAGAGATGTGGCGAACTATAACCTTGTACCTTCACATGGACCGGGGGCCGTGGCTGATCGCCTCGACCATCCGGAACGCTGGGATTTCCCATACTGGCCTGAACGGCTGGAGTCGGTTTTCCCTAGCTGGCGTTACACCAGGAATCTTCCTGAGTGGTTGCCTGTGAACATCGTGGCTCATAACGACGAACTGCCCGTTCGGGTAGTCGCCGTACCGAAGACGCAGTCTTCACCTCGAATTATAGCTATTGAACCTTCTGCGATGCAATATGCGCAGCAGGCTCTCAAAGCTTCAATCTACAGTGGTGTTAAGAAATCCACTGTATCGAGGCTGATCGGTTTTTCCGATCAGGAGCGGAACCGTGCTTTGGCATGGTCCGCGTCTGAAACTGGTCAGTTGGCTACGCTCGACCTGAGCGAAGCCTCTGATAGAGTACATGTCGAAATGGTGACGGCCCTCTTTCATAGATGGCCCCACCTCACTGACTTTGTACTCTCAGCGCGGTCGGAGTGGGCATTAGTTGGGGATGTAGAAATCTCCTTGGCTAAGTTCGCTTCTATGGGTTCTGCGTTAACCTTCCCTATTGAGACGATGGTGTTTTCCATCATCGCCCTCATGGGTATGGCTCGCAGCGGAACGACCTATGATCCCAATCTCTGGGGTCATGTCGTTAGTGTCTACGGGGACGACATCATCGTTCCTGTTGACACTGTGGCTGACGTTGTTAATCTACTCGAGACTTTTGGGTTTCGAGTGAACACATCCAAGTCTTTCTGGACCGGAAAGTTCAGAGAGTCTTGTGGAGCGGAGTTTTATGACGGTACAGACGTGTCCGTCGTCCGCCTTCGGATGGACCCTCCGGGGTCACGTCAGGATGCAGCCCAAATCGGAAAGCTGTCTGATTTTCGAAACCGGTGTTTTATGGCCGGTTTATGGAAAACAGCAGGTGTCTGTGATGAAATCCTCACGGATTTCGTCGTTGCTAAGCCTTTATCGGCGAAGCTTGACACCCCCGTTCCTTCTGGGACTTTGTATAAGACCACTTTCAACCCCATTCGCTGGGACGCGAGTTTCGACACGCGTCTCCATCGATGGACGAGGAAGTATTCTTACGTCAAACCGGAACGTCGACCTTACGAGGTAGATGGTCCGGGGGGCCTCCTTAAGTGGTTCTTGGAAGCTTCGGCTGATGAGGATTACATGGAGAACTCCGATCCGTGG